CTTACTGCCATTCACCGGGTGATCGACTTTGTCCTTATCGTCATCGTACTCCAAATCAAAAAGCTCGCGGATCAGTACCTCCTGATGGTACTGCCGTATGCGGTTATCGTTATAGGCGTCACGCAGGTTTTTGTACGGTGCGGACGTTCTGTCTACCGAAATATTACCAGTGCGCATACCTATCTTGCGCCACTGCTGTACGGACTCGATACTAAAGATACCGTCGTATGTTACCGCCCTGATCGGGTACCCGTATACATCACGTAGCTGCCGTATCCATGTACGAACCTCCGCAAAATCTATTTCATTATTGGAGTCAGGCTGTATTGAGCACGCCATCTCAATGGTAGCGATAGGTAGCTTCTCGATAGCCCCATTACTGCGTGTAACGGAGGTGAGGCCATCGTATCTCAGCATGGCGATACCACAACTGTCCCCGGTCTTCGACAAGTCAACGTGCACATAGCGCGGACGTGAGGGGTCGGTACAGTAATGGCTGTACTTCACGACCGGCATCCCATCCACACCTAGAATAACGTTGTCCTTGTTGAGGAACGACTGGATACCTTCCTCCTCCCCGGCAGACACAGCCTCGTAGATCTTGAAACGACGGGTAATGAAGGGGGAAATAGCCGAGGTGGATATACCGCAGATGTCTCGTAGGGCGGAATGCGGGTCTCTCTGGAACTCCGTCTCATACTCGATGGGGATGTCTAGAACGCGAGCCTCTGGCGGTACGGCGTCCCCGTCCTTCAGGATACGCACATCGTTGATCATGTCGTTACCGACAAGCAGCCTAAACTTTTGCCCACAGAAATTTTCTTGAGGTTTTACCTCGTATTGCGGCCTATCGTAGATGTAGATACCTTGCTCGTCGTGCTGCAGAGCCTGAGCCTTACGCTTGTCGGTAAAGTCCCCTTTATAGCGGGTTGACGATGACGTACAGAGTATCCCTATCTTGGGTCCGGGCTTGGTGAAACGACCCTTGATACGGCGGGTCATTGCACTGTGTATTGTCTGGGCCTGATCGTAGACCCCAGCGCGGCCTGTGGTTACCTCTGCCTTCTTAGAACGTAGCACAACGTTCATGAAGTTGATTTCGTCAATGATCCCCGAAAGTACTGCTTCACCTAGGATCGAGTCGGCGTCCACACCCGCAGGCACTACACGGATGTTCTTCTCCTCAAAGATCATCTCGGACTCAACCAGCTTGCTCGGTCGTAGGTGCTTCTGAAAATACGGGATGTGCTCAATCATGTGGCGCAGAGGGTCGTAGATAACCTTCTTCGTCACGTGCGGCTTAGCGGCCATGATAGCGAACACAATAGAGGTCGCTTTCGGCAGGCCGTAGTAGCCTTGCGGGTTGTCCAAGCAGGACAACAGGTAAAGGTGGTATAGCTGGGTAATCTTCGATATTTCCGTTTTTCCGCTACCTGTGTTCCCGGTGACGTATACACTACCGTTGCGCCTCGCCAACCACATACCCGTAGGCAGTGTGAAGCAGTAGCAATACCCATCACTGGCTTCAACAAGCTGTGCTTCAGGCCCTTTAGGCGAAGCGGACATGGTGTATTCAGCGGAACGACAACGCTTCACCCTATACTCGACAGACCGATTTCCCCCGCGATCTTGCCACTGCATGGTAGCCCGTACCCCTGTAGCGAGATAGGCGTACTGGATGAAATCAGCTTCCTCTTTCTTCGCAGTGTAGAACTGTTGGTGCCTCGCGGAGCCATCCCAGTGCATTACCTCGTCGGTAACAATACGGAGCTGGTCCTGTGTGCAACCCCACCAACCCTCGTATGTCTTGTTCCGTTGCGGCGCGTAAAAACGGATGCGGCGGTAGTCTCCGTTGTGCGGTACTTCAGTAAACGCAATACCCGCCTCCTGAAGGATACGCCTAGCCCTGCGAATTTTCCGCGGCTTTTTTACGATCACATTACACCAACTGGAGTCATCCCTTGTATCAAAGGAGCCATCGGCATGAACCATAACCATCACACGGATCTGTTCGTCGGATAGATCAATCCCTACCCGCCCCGTAGGGGTAAAGGTAGATAGGAACTTACCTGTGAACCCGGTAGCAGTTCTATTGTGGTTCTCGGCCACGTCCTCTGCGGACATCTCGCAGATTTCCCCGGTGTTCCTGTTCCGGTAGATAACGCGATGCCCCGGAGTTAACATCATATCCAGACCGCCCCGAGGTGCGAAGTGGTAAAACATTCGGTGGCGGCGGCGGATGTACGCCTGCGGTGTCACAAACTCTAGAGTACCGTCTACCGAGTATTGACCGACAAGATCACCTTCCTCAAAATCGGAAATATACTTCCAGCCGTTCGGGGTTAAAAACTCGGTTAGCGCGTCTACACACGAGCCCATCAGAAGAGCCTCATGCTTGGCCCCTCCTACCTGACCTTTCCACCAGTACTTGTTAATATCAACGATGGCTGCGCGTACTTCGGGCCACAACGATATGTCAGTAGCCCCCAGAAACTCCGACCCCGACAGAAACTCTTCTATGCCTACCGGAGCGTGCGTGAGGTGCTTCATGAAGTCGAATAGCACCGTATCGTTGTAATACACCTTGCGCTCTAACGCGGTGGCGTACATCTCACCGAACAGCTTATTCTCGCAACGTTCAGCCTCCTCCCACGCCCCTTGAACCATGGCGCGAGCCTGCTCGCTAACCCCCGGCGCGGCACCCGGGGTCCGTCGTCTCCCTACGCGGCGGGTGTGTGTGGCAGTCATAGGTCAAGATTCTCCTGATCGCCAGAATCGATAGCGTCGTTGACCGCACCGCTGAGGTCACCCAGACCGCCGGACAGAAGGCGCTCAGTATTCTCCATGAGGCGACGAACATCGGACGTACCGTTACCGTCCTGCGCCTTGCGAAAACGCAACACGTCATAGACACCTGCTGTCTGGAAGAAACGGTGCATGTCATTCTTGGCGGCTAACGCTGTACGTACAGCCGCAAGACGCATTGCGTAGGGTAGGTCGTTCTTGGAGGCGGCGCGCATAGCCATAGCACCAGCTTCCTCGTAATACCCCTTGCTGTCTCCGATGATCTCGTCGATATCCAGACTGCGAGACGATGCGCGATGGCGCTCCTTCAACTCGTCACGATCACGATATACCTGAGACACAGAGATACCAAGCTGGTTTGCTATCTCATCGAGCGGTACCCCACGCATCATGAGGCGGTGTAGTAGATTCAGCCGGTACTCTCGTTCGTAGGTGGTAGAACGGCGGCGCACCTGCGCCAGACGCCCCTGCGGGTTGAAGTCCTCAGACGGCGTCCCCGCGATTGTCTGTGGTGGCTCAGGCGGCGGTAAAGACGATGGCGGGGTATTGACCATCCTCTCCACACCGTCATTGATATTGCCGCCTTGCTGCTGCGTGGAGTCAGAGACAGAAGCCCCCGAGAACGCAAAGCCTGAACGCCGACGCGAGATGCGACGACCTACAGTCTCTCCATTTTCCCTGTCAGCCATGTTACCCCCCAATAGTGCAGATGCTGGTAGAAAACTGCAGCCAACGCGACGTTACGACATAGTCGCAGAACCCGGCTTGGATGCACATATCCTCAAGCCATGCTGGCGAGCTAGTCCACATCGAGTTCTTGAGTGCGGCAGACTTAGCCGCAATCTCCGCAATGGTGTAGCCGTTGCGGCGCCTAAAGTTATGGTACTCCCTAGTGAACATAGCGTCGTACGTATGTGTCACCGTATCTTTCTGCCCTAGCAGCAATACCCCGCCCGGCTTGAGGTTATCCGCTGCCCAGCGCAAGGCCTTCAACTTATCCGCGTCAGCCTCGATGAATTGCAGAATGTAGAACATAGATATCACATCTGCCTTATGCTCAAGAGGCTGCAAGTCTTGAGCATACCCGGTGATGACTTCCACTTTAGGCATATCGTCTTTCAGTCTAGCCATCATGTGTGGTGACGAATCGATAGCGGTAAGACGCAACCAGCTAGGAGGGTGGCGCTCCGAGCATTGCAATTGATTGCAAATAGCACGGAAAAATTCTCCCCGCGAGGCCCCGACATCCACTACATGCGCCGACTTCGTATCCCACACGTGGGACAGTAGCGAGGCGTGCATACGGTGTACTTCATCGTACAAAGGTATTGACCTCCGGGCCATATCAGGGAAGATCAAAGCCACCTCCCCGTCGAAAGCGAACTTGTCACCAGTAGGGTAGTGAATAACCCTCCCATTCTCGATCTTCAAAGTCATGAGTATCACCCACAGTTGTTGTTAAGGCAGCTTGATCCCAAGACGCTTGCCAAAGCACTTCTTAGCATACGTACTGAGCCCCATATCCGCACCATCTGCATATGGTAGCTCAAACTCCAACTCCAGCGCCTGAGATAGTACTTTAGGGTTGACGGTCTTGGGTGACGACAGCTTGAAATAGAAGACGTTCCCGCCCGGCCAGTACTCGCGCTTCACCCACAGGCGAGAGAACATAGCCTCTGCCTCTTCCTGTGTATGGAACTTCTGGATCTTGGGGGACTTAACTACGTCACCTACACGAACCCCCGGCTCTGAGTCGAATACGAAGTAGTTGGCCTGACGGATGCCGCCATACTCGTAAACAAAGTCAGAGATATCCCTGCAGGTACCATAGGTGACTGTGTCCTTGCTCGACAACGCATTGACGATGGCGAGCACAGCCATACGATCTTTCGGAAACGGGATGCTGTTGAGTACCGATGCCAGAAAGATCGAAGTGAACACACGACCATCCGCAATCTCGGTAAGGAACTCTCGGGCCTTCATACGTGAGTAGTCAGGGGACGGCACGCCCACCCCGCTCTCAGGGTCGATGCGGTATGGCTCAAACTCGCTGCAAGCCATGCCACGTTCTTCCAAGAACGGCTTGACCTTGCAGAGACCAGCACCAAAATCCAAAACGCTAAGCCCGTGCAGATCACGGAAGTTGCGCCAGTATTCCGGGCTGTATGAATCGCGGTCAAGTAGCGTACGCCCCCCATTCGCCCAGAATCTGTAGGCCTTCGGTACGTTGCCTCGATTGTTCTGCGGGCGTCGGAAAGCCGAATACCGCATCAGTCTGGCGAAGTCCTCATCTACGTGGAAGTCCATCGAGAGGTAGTTCAGGAAGTTGAGAGCTACCGTAGCGTACTCGTCGGGGATACGGATAACCGGCCACTCCGTACGCCCCGCCTCCTTCGCCGCGAACAATCGATTGATACCGTTTACGATCTTGCCAGACTGGGAGATGACTACCGGGATCTCGATACCCATTCGCATCAGGCTGGTAGCTACGACTACAGCTTTCTTGTCGTAGCGGTCGCTATCGTCCTTGCCCAGACCTCGAATGTTTTCATTTTTGCAATCGAGTGCAAACCAGTTCTCGTGATCAAAGTCGGGCAGATTATCCGCAGCCTCAATAACCGTCTCGATATCTAACTTATCCTTGGCCTTAGCCCCTGTATCCAGTGCCCCAAAATCGTTCGTGGCGCGGTTGAACAGGATGTTGATACCTTGGATGTCTTTCTCGGCTACCTTGATGGTAACCACCGGGATGTTTTCGATGCCCATCTCGGTAGCTACTCGCTGACGCTGGTGTCCGGACAAAAGCATACCACCCGGCGTGGAGTACACAGGCATGATAAACCCGAGTTTAGCGAGCGACAATCGCAGTAGCCCTAGTCTGGCGTCGTCTGCCTTGCGAGGGTTTTTCTTGTCAGGCTGCAGCGAGCTAATAGGCGTATTCTTGATCATGCCATTACCCCTGTGAAATACCGAGACGCCGCTTGATCTCTGCGGTGATGGCGGTCTCGTCGTAGTCGCAAAGCTCTCGTACCCCGCTTACCCAGTTCCGGTACTCCGTGGCTGTGATGAAGAATACCAACTCCCCCAACACGAACCGTGCCGTAGCTGGTGCGCGCCGTTCCGCGCGTCGTGTGCGGTCCCGGGCCTCTTGGTCTACGAGGTTATCGACATTGAGGCAATCGTCGGCCACAGCATCCGAGAGACAATCAACCTCTTCCTGCGTAAAGCCGTAACCAACGAACTCAATACCCGACCCGGTAAGCCGGGTGATCTCGACCGACAGTAGGTCGAAGTCCCAGCGTGCGAGTTCCGATACCTTGTTATCGATGATACGGAACGCGTCAATCTGGTCTGGGGTGAGTTTGTCAGCCTTGATAGCAGGTACTTCATTAAGGCCTAGGGTCTTAGCTGCCTCGACCCGGGTGTGCCCCGCCACAAGTACATTATTAGCGTCCACGACTACGGGTACAAGGAACCCAAAACTACGGATGGAGTTAGCGACAGACTCGATAGCGGCAGCGTTATCCCTCGGGTTCAACTCGTAGGGTACGATAGACGAAATGTCCAGATAGTGCATCTCTACGCGAGGCACCCCCAAAGACGTAGCAGCCCGTACGCGACTGCGTGCACGCCTTACGTGTTTCTTTGCTCCCGGCATGTCCTTACTCCTTCACCAACGGCTCAAACCACTTTGCTTCGCCCGCACAAAGACTTAGCACCTCACGACACGCACTGCTCGATAGTATGTACAAGTTATGCGGTCCAGCAACCCATCCGGTAGTAGGGTCAAGATGCTCCACTAGATTAGGATGCCCACACAACCCGCTAGCGTATGTACTACCAGCCGGTACACTCTGCCAGTGCCTGCAATCCATGCAGGCTAGTCTCTCGCCCATGCTTCACCTCAGCAAATGTTAGGTACAAAAAAATAGGGCATAGCCTCTCGACTATGCCCCGGTACTACCGTGAGGGAAGATTACTCTTCGGTACGGGCACGGCGGGCGGTGGTCTTGCCTGCCGTCTTGCCCTTGGCGGTGGAGGCAGATGCTGCCTTACCTGCCGACTTGCCTGCCGACTTGCC